ATTGCTGAAAGAGAATCCATAATTAAAAAAAGTGGAACTGAAGATAATAATGATTATGCTTTACAGATGATGATAGAAAAAGCATTAGATGAAGATGGTAAAAGACTTTTTCAAGATGGAGATAAGGCATCTTTAAGAAGAGAAGTTGAAGCATCAATTCTTGAAGAGATACAACTAGCAATGGTTAATTCTGGTGCTGATAAGGAGGTAAGCGAGGCTAAAGCCGATTTGAAAAGCTAATAAGGATTGGCAGTTTTTATTTTCTTTAGCAAAGACATTACATAAAACTGTAGCTGAGTTATGTGAGACTTTGACTATTGAAGAGATGATAGGTTGGGCTGCTTATAATGAGATTGAAAATGACGAATATAAAAAACAACAGGAACAAGCACAGAAAGCTAGTGCTTTACGAGGTAAAAAGAGGTAATATAGAGAAAATGTTTTAGTTTTTATAGCAAGTGGCTAATTATAATGTAGATATTGCTGTTGCTTTAAAAGGTGCTAAACAATTAACCTCTTTCAATAGAGAAGTTAAAGCTACAAATACAAATATAGATGCTTTTGCTAAAAGATTAAAATCTGCTGCAAAAGATCAAACTTTACTTCTTAGAAGTTTTGATAATTTAAATAAAGTATTATCGGAAGCAACAAAAAACTTTAATGCTGCTGCTACAGGCTCACAACAACAATTCGCTGCTGCAAGACAATTAGTATCAATAGAAAAAGAATTAAATAAAGAATATCAAGAACGTGAAAGGGTTTTACAAAGTATTACTTTAAAAGGTCAGAGATCTTCAATATTACCTGGACAAAGTTTATTTGGACAAAGTGTAACTCCAAAAGGTGGTGCATCAGGAAGATCAAGGCAAATCCTTGCAGAGGAACAAGCGTTACAAGAAGCATTGGCAAGAATGGATCAGAGAGATATGAAATTAACTGGTCAAAGTGTAAATATAGAAGGTAGATTACAACAGGCTTTAGCAACACAAACTGCTAACAGAAAAAGAGCAGAAGAAGAAGTAAGTAAGATAAGAGAAAATGCAATAAAAAAAATAGAAACAAGAGAAAAAAAATTAATTTTACTTAGAAAAAAAGCATTAAAACAAGAATTTGCAGAACGAAGAAAATTATTAAGACAAAATCAGTTTGGTAATGTTAACCCTGGCATGGGAGGATTTAGAGCATTTAGCCAAAGAGCAGACGAGATTACTGCTAATGCTGCTGCGACAGCAAATAGACCTGGTATTGGTTCTCTTATAAGAAGTCAGTTTGCTCCAGGAGGTAGTTTTGCAGCTACAAGAGGACAAAGATTTAGAGGTGCTGCTAGTAATGCTCTTATTGGTGGTGGTTTTCCTCTGTTATTTGGTCAAGGTGCTTTAGGTGCAGCTGGTGGTGGTATCGGTGGTGCTTTGGGTGGTGCTTTAGGTGGAGGCTTTGGTTTTGGTTTATCTATAGCTGGTACTGCAATAGCTCAACAAATACAACAGACTCTTGATTTTAGAAAATCTATTAGAGAACTTAATAAAGAAATGGAACAGATGGGTATTAGTTCAAATATTAGTGGCTCACAAGTGAGACAACTAGGTAAGTCTTTGGGTATTACAAAAGAAGAAGCTGTTAAAGCATTACAAGAGTTCAAACGATTTGGAAATCAAGCAATATTATTTGCTGAAAAATTTGGAGGAGATTTTGCTAAATTTGATGCTATTGCACAAGCAAATACAGTTCAATCTGCATTAGCAGCGATAAGAAAAATTAATAAAGATTTGACATTAGATGATGAGTTGAGATTTATAAATTCAGTAAGAAGACTTGGTGTTGAAGCAACGATAAATCAAATGCTTGATGAAATGTTGGAAAAAGAAAAGAAATTAAAAACGGCAGGTTTTGGTCAGGGGGAAGGTAAAAATGCAGGTGCGAATAGAAAAAGATTAGGTCAATTAAATCGTGAAAGAGATGCAACACAAGAATTAGTAGATAAAAATAAGGATTTTATAGAGGGATTAACAAAAGTTAGAGATCAATTTACACAAAATAGAGATGCAGCAGAGGCAGCTAATCGTGGAATTAGAAAAGGTTTAGAAGATGTAAATGCTGAATTAAGAAAATTAAATGATGTACAGTTTCAAGTAGTTCAATTATCTAAAACACTTGGTTCTGCTTTTTCAGAATCTTTTAAAGGAATAATAAAAGGAACAATGAGTGTTGGAGAAGCATTTAGAAGTATGTTTATGCGTATAGCAGATCATTTCTTGGATATGGCTGCACAAATGATGGCTGCACAAATATCAAGAGGATTTCTTGGATTATTTGGTAATATGTTTTCGTTAGGAAATACTACTGATGTTTTTGAAGGATTTAATCGGGGAGCAGCAGGTGGACTTACGATTGATAATTTTGCAAATGGAGGTAGACCTCCTGTCGGTAGACCTTCAATCGTAGGAGAAAAAGGGCCAGAACTTTTTGTTCCTGATAGAACAGGTACTATAATTCCAAATCATGCTATGGGTGGAATGAATATTGTAGTAAATGTAGATGCTTCAGGTTCTTCTGTTGAAGGCGATGAACAACAAGGTAGAGAACTTGGTCGACTTATATCAGTAGCGGTACAATCTGAATTAGTACAACAGAAAAGACCTGGGGGCTTACTCGCATAATGGCTACTTTTCCTTCAATTACTCCAACATACGGACAACAAAAAAGATCAGCACCTAATACAAGAACAGTTCGTTTTGCTGATGGGTATGAACATAGAATATTGTTTGGATTGGCACAACATCAAAACCCAAAAGTATTTAATTTAACTTTCAATGTGTCAGAAACAGATGCAGATACTATAGAAACATTTTTAGATGCAAGAGCGAATGACAGTGCTAGCTTTGATTTTACACCACCAGGAGAAGCTAGTTCATCTAAATTTGTATGCGAGTCATGGTCTAAATCAATCCCATATTTAAACAGAGCAACAATACAGGCAACATTTAGAGAGGTGTTTGAGCCATGAGTACTGCTCCTGTATTCAGTGAAGTTCAAAAGATAAACCCTTCAGCAATTATTGAACTTTTTACGTTACAGCTAGATAATTCTTTACATGGTGCGACTACAATTTACAGATTTCACTCTGGTAGTAATTTAAATGCTAATGGTGAAATAGTTTGGGCTGGTAATTCGTATCAAAGGTTTCCTATAGAAGCTACAGGTTTTGCATATCAACGTGGTCAAATTCCAAGACCAAAACTTGTTGTTAGTAATGCGTTAGGAACTATATCAGCCATATTATTACTTGTTAATCAAACAACTGCTGGTAATGATTTAACAGGTGCTACGTTTACCAGAATAAGAACGATGGCAAGATTTCTTGATGCTGCAAATTTTAGTGGTGGCAGTAATCCATTAGGAACACCAGATCCCACAGCAGAGTTCAAACGTCAAATATATACAGTGGATAGAAAAGCGGCAGAAAATAGAGATGTAGTTGAATTTGAATTAGCAGGAGCTATTGATATGGCTGGAGTTAGAGCACCTAAACGTCAATGCACTCGTGCTTTATTCCCTAGTATTGGTACGTTTACACAATGAGTTGGCGAGATGACGCATTGGTTCATGCGAAAGACCAAGATCCAAAAGAAGCTGTAGGACTTTTATTAAATATTAGAGGCAAACAAAAATATTATCCTTGTCAAAATTTAGCTTTAACAAATCATCAAGAATTTATTTTAAATCCAGAAGATTATGTAAAAGCTGATAATTTAGGAGATATCGTTGCTGTTGTTCATAGCCATCCATCAACACCTCCAATACCAAGTCAGGCTGATCGTATAAGTTGTGAGCACAGTAAATTACCTTGGTATATTGTTAATCCTAAAACAGAAGAGTGGGGAGAGTGTAAGCCAGAAGGTTATGTTCCAGATTTATTAGGTAGACCTTGGGTTTGGGGAGTTACTGATTGTTGGAGTTTAGTTGTTGATTGGTATAAACAAGAAAAGCATATAGAACTAAAAGATTATGCAAGAACTATGACACCACAGGAATTTTTAGAAAACCCTTTGTTTGAAAACTATGCTTGGCGAACAGGTTTCAGAGAACTTAGGTCAGATGAAAAGTTACAAGAGGGAGATGTATTGTTGATGTCAATATTACATCCAACTTTAAATCATGTAGCTATTTTTCTTGGAGATATGGTTTTACATCATTTAGCAGATAGACTATCTTGTAG